TTGCCCTTCGGCATATTGGTTTCTCTATCCTTCCACTGCATGACCTTGATCACCATTGGCTTGTCTACCAACGCTTTGCCAAGAGATTCATCAGTCGGCTCAACACCAGCTGCGCGAAGCTTGCCGCCAGCATTCAGATCAATTGCAGCCAGCATACGCTTTGCTTTTTCACGCTTCTTTTCTGCGTCCTTTGCCAAAGGATCTGCATCAGCAACCCACAGCTTTTGGTACACCTTGCGGTTCTTGTACTCCGTAGGCTGCAGAATATTCCAGCGCAACGAAATATAACGCGCGCCGTCTTTCTCATCCCACTTCGCTTCATCAACAGACGCGAGGCATGACGTATCAGCAGGGATCGGCTGGATATCACCGCCGCCCATTTCGAATTCGCCAGTCGTGGATTGTTCAAAATTCCAGAAGTCACTCATTTCAAAGCTCCAATGTAAGCAGTAAGGGGATTGACGCCGATTTCGACATTGATCGGTTCAGTGATGCCGAAACGGTTTTTGCTGACGTTCGCTGCGGTCGCATGCGTGATCAACACGCGCGTGCCATCAGAGATTGCTTTCTTGCGCTCGCCTTCACCTGTCGTGAAGGTCTCCAGCTTCAGGAAGCCCACGACGTCTACGTCATCGACGTAGGCCGGCATGCTCTTCTCATGAAGTCGCAGCGTGTAGCGCATGTAAGCGTCGTCATCCGGCGGCTCGATGCGGCTGGTGTCGGCGTGGGCAACGAACACTGTGTTCATGCCACGCTTGTCTGCGAGAATTCCCGCAGCCTTACGCAGACGAGCATGCATGGCTGCGATTGCATCGCGGCCCGCGCCGTATCCCCCGAGAGCTTGCTGGATGCCCTTGGGCTTCTTCGGGTCAGTCTCAACCACATAGGTAGAGAACATGCGCTCCAGTGCCGTGACCGAATCAACGATCAAGGTCTTGTACTCATGCTCTTCGTGGATGAGGGCTTTCAATTGCTCCCACAACGCATCTGGCCCAGTCAGAACTGGGAACGCATCCGGGCGACGATCAGCAGGAATTGCCTGCAGGCCGTCTTCGGCACGGATGACGATGGGCTGGGGGAACGTGCAGGCAAGGGTGGTTTTACCCAAGCCGCTATCGCCACAGATCGTGACGATCACAGGGCGGTCAGCGGGTTTGCTGACCGTTGAAAGAATGCTCATTGGCATTTCTCCTTCTCTTAACGGGTTGACGGTATGCCGAATCATGTGGCACTGTCAACATCCTAAATGTTGCCCCTAGTAGGTTTGAAAAATGCCAAAACAAACAGTGGAATTGCGCGAGGCCTATGAACGGCTGCGCGAATATGTCGTTGCGGGGCTGGCTGATCGCAACCTCTCAAAGGTCGCTAAGAACGTGCGGCTGCATGAGAATACGGTTCGATCAATTGCTAACGGAAACAATAAAACCCCAGCCATCGAAACGCTGGAAAAGCTTGCTGATTATCTGGCTGGGGGCAAGTGATGCTTTATCGCGAGTTTCGGGAGGCCGGATTTCGTTTCTTCGGCCTGTATGGTGTGGACAAGCGCGGCAATTGCGCATGCGGAAACAAGGACTGCAAAGCAGCCTACAAGCACCCGCTCGTGTCGAACTGGCAGCATACGCCCGAGTGGGACGACGAGCAGGTCGAAACCAAGGAGCTGTCGGGTCAGCTCGACACCGGCTATGGCATCCTGATTCGCGGGCTGCTTGTGATCGATGTCGATGCCCGCAATGGCGGCGTGCAATCATACGAACGGCTCAAGAACGATTTCCCGCTTGTTGAAAAAGCAGGACTCGTCGTCAACACTGGGTCCGGTGGCGGGTCGCGGCATTACTATTTTCAGCTCGCCGAAGGCCTCGCCCTGATGCAGCATCACTCCGACTATCCCGGCATTGATTTCAAATCATCCGGCTATGTTGTCGGCCCCGGTTCCATGCATGCATCGGGCAATCGCTACGAAGTCGCCTACGGCTCGCCATACGACATTGAGCCTGCGCCGCAGTCACTTATTGATCTCCTGCGCAAGCCCGAGCGCCATCGCGCTGATCTCGGCAATGGCACGACAATGGACGTGTCGCACGCTGATCTCGCCGAGATGATCTCCCACGTCGATCCTGATTCGGACCATGAGACGTGGATCCGGTGCGGCATGGGCCTGCATCACGCATCAGGCGGCACGGCGTTTGACGTCTGGGACACATGGTCCAACCGTGGCACGAAATATCCCGGCCGCGACACGCTCACCAAGCGCTGGCATTCGTTCGGGAAAAGCGCGAACCCTGTCACGCTCGGCACCCTGATCCACTACGCCGAGGCCGCCGGCTGGCAGCAGCCGGTCACATTTGATTCTGACTTCGAGATCCTGCCGACCGATCCCCTCGACATTTCCCACATCAACCTGAAGCGGCCGCCGGGCTTCGTCGGCGAGGTCGCGGCATGGATCGAAGATCAGTCGTATCGCCCGCGTGAACACCTCGCCGTCGCTGGCGCGCTCACCGCCATCGGCAACATTGTCGGCCTGCGCTACACCGACGATCTGAACGGCGTCACGACAAACCTGTTCACCTTCTGCGTGGCGGGCTCTGGCACAGGCAAGGAGCCGATCCAGCAAGCCGTCGCGGCAGTCCTGAAGGCGGCCCGCATCCAACAGGCGGTGCACGGCTCGATCAAGTCTGAGCAGGAGATCATCCGCAATCTGGTCGATCATCAGGCGGCCATGTTCCTGATCGACGAGATCGGAATCTTCCTGAAGAAGGTCAAGAACGCCCAGCTCAAGGGCGGCGCGTCTTACCTCGATGGCGTGATCGGCGCGCTCATGTCAGCCTACTCCAAGGCCAATGGTTTCATGCTGCTCACCGGCGATCTCAAGAAAGAAATCCGCAAAGCCCTCAAGGGCGAGCTGCAGCAGCTGGAAAAGCAAGAGAACCCCAGCCCTGCTATCCTGTCCCGCATCGGTGCCGTGCGCCGCTCGATGGAAACGCTCGACTTCGGCCTCGATCGGCCTTTCCTGTCGCTTTGTGGCTTCACCACGCCTGAGACCTTTGACGAGCTGGTTGATTTCTACAACGCAACCAACGGGTTCATCGGGCGCAGCTTGCTATTCACCGAGCGCGACACGACCCCGCCCCGCAAGAAAGGGTTCAAGCCACGGCCTATGCCTCCCGGTCTCAAGCAATCGCTGGAAGATTTGTTCGCGGCCGGCAGCTTCGACATGACAGGCTCTGGCCGCGTCGAGTATTACGACGACCGCATACCTGTCCCCACAACGCCCGGTGGCGCAGAGCTTCTTGATAGGGTCTCAGATGCGTTTGAGCAGATGGCAGACGATGCAAAGGCCTCGACGGGTCTGGAGGCGCTGGCCATGCGCGCCTATGAGCAGGTGGCAAAGGTGTCGCTGATTCTGGCCGTGCCCGGCGGCATCCGCACCGAAGAGCACATCCTGTGGGCCTATGCGCTCGTGCGCCGCGACATCCGCGAAAAGATGGATCTGGTGACGTCGAACGAGCGGGCCAAAGACAATCCGCTGATGGCGATGAAGGCCCGCATCATGAACCTGACAGCCGGCGACGAAGGCGAGACGTTCGGCGTGATCTGCAACCGCATGCGGAAATACAAAAAGACCGACGTGCAGAAATGCCTCGATCAGATGGTCGCCTCGGGGCATCTGATCGTCGAGGAAGGCGCCCACAGGTTCAAGGGCACGACCGTCAAGCGGTACAAGGCTGCCGGGTAGGTAGCAAACCTGATATTCGCGCCGGTTTTTTTCGAAGATGAAATGAAATCAGCGGCTTATGAGTACATAATACACATAGTGGCCTCCTAAGACAGATACAGATCAATCCATAGAGAGATTAGAAGAGAGTATTAGACTCGTTTTAGACCCATTAAATATAATTATAAGATATAATATCTGTAATATATACTCTTAAGTCACTGATTTTTCACGAGTTTCGAACTTAGCGTGTTGGGCCTAAGTGCTTGCTAAGTTGTGCCGCCAGCCACGCCTCGTCGAGGCGACCTTCCTCAATCGCGGTCAGCAACAAATCCGCGCAGCGGGGCAGCGGGCGCACCCCATACACCCAGTGATGGACCGCACGTTCAGTGCGGCCCGTGATGAAGGCGAGGTCTTTGTGCCTGATGTTGAGACGGGTCAGGCGGGTTTGCAGGTCGCTCATTGGTCGCCCCAAAAATCGTAGGTCCACAAGGCAATCAGGATCAGGACGCTTATGGTTGCCGTCATGCCGAGCATAGGAGGGCCTCCATGGCGGCGAGAGAGCTGTCGTGGTGGGTGAGGGTGCCGGCGGGGCTTAGAGCCCGCCAGCGGCCGTTTTTTGCGGGCTGGAACCAGCCCCTGAGTTCGCCGCGCCAGTAGAAGGTT